CCAACACAGGCTCACACACTTGTCAACCCATGCAAACATCATGCCAAGTTGCCCCGTGTTGCCCCATGCAAGAACCATGCCAACTCTAAGGCCTAACACAGGGGGCAACTCGTGTCAAACCCGTGGAAAAACATGGGGCGGGGGAGGGGTTGACATCTGTTGTACTTTTGTAGTAGCTACCTAGACACAAAATAAGCTAAAATTAGGAAAATTACCCATAAATTAAACCCGTGTAACCCGTTGATTTTACTTGTGTTTGTACTTCTACTGCTTTTACCTCTAAAATAGCTTGACTTTCGTGTTAACTTATGTTATACTATTGTTGTAATCAGGGATAATTTATGTTATGACCGACGTTGTTAAAAAAAGAGGTCGTGGCAGACCCCGGAAGTCAGAAGTAGCCGCTGTAAAGCCCGGAAATAAGGGTCAAGTAGGCCGACCCAAGGGTGACGCAGCGATAATTAATGAGTACAAGGCTAGGATGTTGGCTAGTCCTAAGTCTCGTAAGGTCCTAGAGACTATTTTTGATGCTGCTTTGGATAATGACCATAAGAATCAGGCCGCTGCTTGGAAACTTGTGATGGATCGTATACTACCAGTGGGTGCTTTTGAAAAAGACGTAGTCAAAGACGCTGGTAGAAACGCCATACAGATCAACATAAGTGGCGTTGGTGCTGCTGAGATTACAACACCTGACATTATCGAAGGAGAAGTAGTAGATGAGTCTTAAGCACTTCAAAAGAGAAGAGTTTGACTGTCAGGTCACTGGCACCAACAACATGGAACAAGAGTTCCTAGAGAAGTTAGACGAACTGCGGGAGGCATGTGGCTTTCCCTTTGAGGTAACGTCGGGTTACCGTCATCCAACCAAGCACCCTATTGAAATGAAAAAGGCGGTGCCGGGAACACATGCCCAAGGTATTGCGGCTGACATAAAAATAACTAATGCCGCCCACCGCTACTCTATTGTGGCTAATGCTTTGAACCTTGGCTTCACAGGTATAGGCATTGACGACGGTTTTGTACATGTGGACACTAGGGGTTCTACTCCAGTGATTTGGTTGTACTAATGCTTCATACAAAACACATCACGCTAACAGATGCTACTGAACAGACGCTGTTTACTATACCAACAGGCTACACGATACATATTGTGTATATCTTTATTGCCAACCATGGTGGCAGCACAAACCAAATAAGTCTTTGGTGGGAAACAGGCGGTGTAGACCAAATGTACTTTTTTGACAGTACTAGTATCGGTGCAGGAAATAAAGAAATACTAGGTGGTCAAAACGACAAAGGCATCTTTGTTTTGCACAATGGAGATACTGTAAAAACTCAAGCATCTTCAGCAACAGGGCAGATGGAAGTAGCAGTTACCTTTGAGCTTTTAGAAAGACCAACAGCGTTTAGTAACTTTAATGGATCTTAATATAGAACTACTGCCTTGGCAACAAGAAGTCTGGGCAGATGACACACGTTTTAAAATAGTAGCTGCTGGGCGACGTACGGGTAAGTCTAGGTTAGCAGCATGGATGTTAATCGTTAACGCACTACAGGCAGACAAAGGACATGTATTTTACGTCGCACCTACTCAGGGACAAGCCAGAGACATCATGTGGCAAACCTTGCTTGAACTGGGGCATCCTGTTATCAGCGGTAGTCATATTAATAATCTGCAAATTAAGCTTGTCAACGGTGCTACAATTAGTCTAAAGGGTGCAGACAGACCAGAGACAATGCGAGGTGTCAGCCTTAAGTTCCTAGTAATGGACGAGTACGCTGACATGAAGCCTGAGGTATTTGAGCAGATCCTGAGACCTGCCTTGGCTGACCAGAAGGGCTGTGCAATGTTCATAGGGACACCTATGGGCAGGAATCATTTTTATGAGTTATACAAATACGCGGAGTTAAGCAATGATTCGACGTACGTTGCATACCACTTTACTTCTTACGACAATCCATTGCTGGACCCGGACGAAATTGATATTGCTAAGAAGTCTATGTCTTCTTATGCGTTTCGTCAGGAATTTATGGCGTCGTTTGAAGCTCGTGGGTCAGAAATGTTTAAGGAAGACTGGGTACAGTTTAGTGAAGATAAACCCGAAGTAGGAGATTACTACATTGCCGTTGACTTGGCAGGATTTGAAGAAGTCAACAAGAAAAAAACTAAGAACTCCAAACTTGACGACACAGCGATTGCCGTGGTTAAGGTCAGTGAGCATGGTTGGTTTGTTGACAATATCATATACGGTAGATGGAGTCTTGACGAAACAGCAGCTAAGATATTTCAGGCCGTTAGAGATTACCGTCCCATATCGGTTGGAATTGAAAGAGGTATTGCTAAACAAGCAGTAATGTCTCCTTTGATGGACATGCAAAAACGTTACGGTATGTTCTTTAGAGTAGAAGAGTTGACACACGGTAACAAAAAGAAAACAGACAGAGTAATGTGGGCGCTACAGGGGCGCTTTGAAAATGGGTACATTACGCTGAACAAAGGAGAGTGGAACTCTAGATTCCTAGATCAACTCTTCCAGTTTCCTGACCCTTTGACCCATGACGACTTGGTGGACGCTTTGGCGTACATTGACCAACTGGCAAACGTAACGTACGACTACGATTACGAAATAGAAGACCATGAAATTTTAGACGTGGTAGCAGGATACTAATATGGCAGAATTTTATGAAAACGATCCGTTGATGATCCAAGAAGCCCTTGAAGACTGGGTCATAAACAAATGTGAAGACTGGAGGGATTACTACGAAAGTAATTATGAAAACAGATTTGAAGAGTATTATAGACTATGGCGTGGCATATGGGACCCTTCTGACAGTGAGCGTAGGTCTGAGCGTTCCCGTATTATTTCTCCTGCACTTCAACAGGCAGTTGAGTCTAATGTAGCAGAGCTAGAAGAAGCTACCTTTGGACGCGGTAAGTGGTTTGACGTAAGCGACAACTTTGGCGATACTGACAAGCAAGACGTACAGTTCCTGCGTAACAAACTAACAGAAGACTTTGAAGACTGTATGGTACGTAAGGCGGTAGCAGAGTGTCTTATCAACTCAGCAGTCTTTGGTACAGGCATTGGTGAAATTGTTATTGAAGAAATGAAAGAGATGGCCCCTGCTACTCAACCCATTATGGGAGGAGATTTGCAAGCAGTAGGAGTAAACATCACAGACCGTGTCAAGGTTAAACTTAAGCCTGTACTTCCTCAGAACTTCCTAATTGACCCCGTAGCTACGTCTGTAGAAGACGCTCTAGGTGTTGCTATAGACGAATTCGTAAGTATGCACCAAGTAGAACAGCTGCAGGAACAAGGCGTTTATAAGGACGTTTATGTTGGTCCTGCTGCTCCTGACACTGATCTTGAGCCTGACCAAGACATTACTATTTACAACGACGACAAAGTACGTTTGACTAAGTACTACGGTTTAGTACCACGAGAGCTTCTAGATGCCGCTACAAGCGACGATGATGAAGAAGTAGTGGGTGAGGAAGGGTCTGAATCAAAGTACGTAGAAGCCGTTGTAGTAATCGCTAACGGTGGTATCCTTCTTAAGGCAGAAGCTAACCCTTACATGATGATGGATCGTCCTGTTGTAGCATTTCCTTGGGACGTAGTACCCGGACGCTTCTGGGGTCGCGGGGTCTGTGAAAAAGGTTACAACAGTCAGAAGGCTTTGGACACAGAGCTACGCGCACGTATTGACGCTTTGAGCCTTACTATCCACCCAATGATGGCTATTGACGCGACTAGGTTGCCACGAGGCGCAAAACCAGAGGTACGCCCCGGTAAGATGATTTTGACTAATGGAGATCCTCGTGAAGTACTTCAACCTTTTAACTTTGGTCAAGTTAGCCAAATCACTTTTGCTCAAGCCGGAGCATTGCAGCAAATGGTACAACAAGCGACGGGAGCAGTTGACTCAGCAGGAATTGCTGGTTCTGTTAACGGCGAGGCTACTGCCGCTGGCATTAGTATGTCTCTTGGCGCTATTATTAAGCGTCATAAGCGCACACTAATTAACTTCCAGCAGTCATTCTTAATTCCATTTGTCAAGAAAGCAGCCTACCGGTACATGCAGTTTGACCCTGAAAACTACCCTGTTGCGGACTATAAGTTCAACGCTAGTAGTACTCTAGGTATTATTGCAAGAGAGTACGAGGTCACCCAGCTTGTACAGTTGTTACAGACCATGGACCGACAGTCACCATTGTACAACACCCTGATCCAAAGCATCATTGACAACATGAACCTGTCTAACCGTGAAGAGCTTATTGCAGCTATGCAGCAAGCAATGCAGCCTAACCCACAGCAACAACAAATGGCTCAGGCAGCACAGCAAGCACAGCTACAGTTCCAGCAGTCACAAACTGCAGCACTGTCTGCTCAAGCTCAAGAGTCACAAGCTAGAGCCGCTAAGTTGGCAGCAGAAGCCCAAGCAGTACCGCAAGAACTAGAAATTGACAAGATTAATGCTATCACCCGAAACCTTCGTGAAGGTGATGCTGAAGACAAAGAGTTTGAACGCCGCATGAAAGTGGCTGATACTCTCCTCAAAGAAAAGCAGATAGAAGGTAGAACCAATGTTAATAACGCAGAAAGAAATGCAGCACCTGCTGGACCAAGTCAACAACCACTTCCAAGGAACATTCCAACGCCTACAGGACCTAGAGGTCAAGGTGGACCAGCTGGAAACCAAGGTGGAGGAATTATGTAATGCCAAAGTCCAAGGACCCAAAACTAGCACGGGCGGGCGTAAGCGGGTACAACAAGCCAAAGCGGACGCCTAATCACCCAACTAAGAAGTTTGTAGTAGTAGCCAAACAAGGCGATAAGACTAAAACTATACGTTTTGGTGACGCTAAAATGACTATTAAGAAAGACCAGCCAGCGCGACGTAAGTCGTTTAGAGCGCGTCACAAGTGTGATACAAACCCACCCAGTAAGCTAACAGCTAGATACTGGTCATGTAAAAAATGGTAATACTATGGCTAAAGGTGTAAAACATTATAAGCGTGACGGCACTGAGTTTACAGGTGCTACACACAAAATGCCCGATGGGTCGCTCCATTCAGGCAAAACCCACGGCAAAACCTCAGTTAAGTTGTTTCACATGAAGGACTTATCTAAAAAAGCACAGGAGAAAGCCAATGTACAACTACGGAAAGAAAAAGAAAAAAGTAAAAAAGCCAAAAGGTAAATAAAGATGCCCAAAGCTAAAACTAAGAAGGCAAACGACGCTTGTGCGCGTAAGGTCAAAGCTAGGTACAAGGTCTGGCCTTCTGCGTACGCTTCTGGTGCTGTAGCTAAATGCCGTAAGGTAGGAGCTAAAAACTGGGGTAATAAAAGTGGCCGTAAGAAAAAGTAAGAAGGGTGCAGCCCTTAAGAAGTGGTTTAAGGAAGAATGGGTAGACGTTAAGACAGGTAAGCCCTGTGGACGTAAGTCTGCAAAAAAGGGTGAGTCCAAGCGTCCCTACCCCTCTTGTCGTCCTAAGGCTGTTGCAGCTAAGATGACCAAAGCTGAAAAAGCTTCTTCTGCTCGCCGTAAGACTGGCCCCAAGGCAATCAAACACGCAGTAACAGCTTCAGGTAGACGTAGGAAGTCCACAAGAAAAGCTTGACAACTGCTAAAAAGTATGCTATAATAAAACTATAGTTAACAACATTAGAGGAAACTATGACTCCTGAGCTTGAAACCTACTTCGACAACTACAACGAACTCTTCAATCACGAAGGTTTCAAACAACTCCTACAAGAGTTATCCAACAATGCACAACAATTGGCTGACATTCAGACAGTCAAGGACACAGAAGAACTTTTCTTCCGTAAAGGCCAAGTTGCTGCTTTCGCAACTGTAATTAACCTCCAAGGTACTATAGAAGCGGCTAGAGAGCAAGCAGAAGCAGAAGAAGAAGGTCCTGTTGATGTTTAAAATATTTGACTTCCGTTGTACTAACGGACACGTCTTTGAAGAAATGGTAGAGAGTACCGTTACAACCAGTAGGTGCGGTTGTGGCGCGAATGCTACACGTATGGTATCTGCCCCGTCCTTTCACTTAAATGGCGCTGATGGTTCATTCCCCGGCGCTCATATGAAGTGGGTCAAAGAGCACGAAAAAGCAGGTAAACAATAACATCTCCACAATGATAACGATCACGGAGTTTAATCATGTCTAGAGCAACGATTCTAGATCCCCGTCCTGAAGAGGAAAACGCGGATCAAATCGAACAAAACGAAGTTAACGAGATTCAACAAGAAACAGTTGAGCAACCTCAAGAACCTAGCTTACCAGAGAAGTACCAAGGTAAGTCTTTAGAAGAAGTAGTACAAATGCACCAAGAAGCTGAAAAGCTACTAGGTCGTCAGTCTTCTGAGGTAGGTGAACTTCGTAAAGTTGTGGATGACTACATCAGTACTCAAACACAATTTATAGCACCTCAACAGCAACACGTTGAGCCTGAAGACGATATTGACTACTTTACGGATCCTCAAGCAGCCGTCAATCGTGCTATTGAGAATCATCCTAAAATTAGAGAAGCACAGCAGTACACTGAGCAGTACAAAAAGCAGTCGTCACTTGCTACGCTTCAAGCTAAACATCCAGACATGCAGACGATCCTTAGTGATCCTAAGTTTGCAGAATGGATTAAGGCATCTAAAATTAGGACTCAGTTGTTTGTAGCAGCTGACCAACAGTACGATGC